TATGAATTGCGGGAACGATACGAAACGGACGCGGAAAAAATCCGCTATAATTATTCGCTTGCATGGGAGGAACAGCGGGAACAGCTTAAACAGCTTGCAAGGGCATTTATTGAGGAGGTAACACGCCATGAATAAACGGGAGTATTGCGAAAGCCGGGAAAGCGTTGCATATTATAGCGGCTTGAATGGGCTTGAAATAAAGGGCATTGAATACGGCATTGACGATTATATTTATTGTGTTTCCGGGGCGTGGGGCGGCGGTAAAGCGTTTCACCGTTGCAAGATACAGTATACCCGGAAAGGGGCAGCTTTTTTCCGGGTATACGGGCATAGGGTTCCCCTTGATGAATGTATTAGAATGGGGGTTTAATTATGAATTATATTTTTAAAACAACGGCAACAATGAAAGAATACAACAATAAAAAGTGGTACATTGACGGCGACATTGTTTCGGATATGCGTATAAATGCGGATAGCGTGGAAAATGCGCTCAAAATTTACCGGGAACAAGTGAAAGAAAAACATTATATCAGCATTTCCCAAAATGCAGTTAAAAACAAGTCGGCTATGTTCGTCGATCTGTCAGACGGGGGTGCAAAACAAGTTGGCTATGTTATCACGGGCAAAACAGAATTTGACAAGGGCGATTATACCGGATACAGCACACAATATATTGATTTGTGGGTAACAATTCTAACCGTTGTCGATACGGTATTTTAACGGGGGGGTATAAAGTATGGTATACGCAAGGAAAAAGCACGACGGCGCAAGCTGCTATCTTGTATCCCCTGATACGGTGCAAGCGTTTATACGGCGTCTTACATGGGTGCAAGGGGTTGCAAATTGCTTTTGTAATATCACGGTAAAGCCATATAAAGGCCGGAAATATAATCCCGCTTTTGTTTGGGTGTGCGTTGGTTGAAAGGTGGGTTATACAATGAAAACAACGGGGCATTATTACAAGTCGTTAAAAGCGTGGATAAATGCGGGCGGAAATAAGTATGTTGTAAATTGTCCTTGTATCCATGTATCCGGGAGTATTGCGGGAATGCGCCGGAATTTTTGGGGCTATAAATGCGATGTTGTCCGGGTTGGACAATGGATATATAAGGCAAATTGAAAGGGCGGGTGAAAGCGTGTATTTAATTCTTTTGTTGCTTTTGCTGCCGGTGCAAATTCTAATTGAAATATTGAAATTGAATAAGTGAATGCCGCCCCGGTGCTATTCCGGGGCGGTTATTTTTTGCGCTTTTCCGGCCTGATCGGGGCGGCGTGAATGGGTGACGGGGGCGGGGGATATGCCAGCGGCAGCGAGAGCGGGGTGAGCTGAAAAATACCCGCAAAAAATAAAAAGGTCAATTTCAAGAAAACACTTGACAATAAAACACTTGATATGTATAATAAAGCCGAGGTGATAAACATGAGAGGTCGAGAAATCCTGAAAGAGATCATGGCTTCCAAGTCTCTTTCCAACGCAGAACTCGCAAAAAGACTCAATGTCTCTAACGCTACCATTTGGGAACGCTTGAACAACAAAAATGTCAAGGACATTCCCGTGTCCCTGCTGACCACCATGCTCAGAGCGATGGATTACAAGGTCATCGTTGTTCCTGCCAATACCCGTCTGCCGGACGGTGGATACGAGGTGGAGTGAACCATGAAATACTTCCTTGGTCGTGTGTCCAGCAAGGAACAGAACCTTGCTCGGCAGCTCAAGGTCGCTCGTGAGAAGTTCGATATTCCTGACGAGAATGTGTACTGCGACAAGATCACGGGAAGCAGTTTTGACCGTCCTCAGTACAATGCTCTGAAAGCCATTGTGCAGGAAGGTGATGAAGTCATCGTTAAGGAGTTCGACCGCTTTGGGCGCAACAAGGACGAAATGAAGCGAGAACTGGAATGGTTCAAGCAGAAGGGTGTGATCGTCCGTATCCTCGACATTCCGACCACACTGATTGACTTCAAAGACCAAACATGGGTGCTGGAAATGGTCAATAACATCCTGATCGAAGTCCTTGGCGCTGTTGCCGAACAGGAGCGTAAGAAGACCAAGCAGCGGCAGGCTGAGGGTATCGCCGCTATGCCGGTTGTCGATGGCAAGCGGGTGTCGGTGAAGACCGGCAGAGGGTTCGGTAGACCCGCTTCCGAGATTGATGACGAGCAGTTTGAAAAACTCGCTCAAAAACAAAAAGACGGTCTTATTACCGTAGCGGACTGCTGCCGGGAGCTTGGTATCAGTCGCTCCACATGGTATGACCGGGTGAGAAAGGCGGGGTGAATATGAAGACAAAGAAGAAAAGACGTTGGCTTTGGATTGTCGTAATTATTATCGCAATTAGTTCGATAATCGCCATCTTCGGGCAAGACGATAGCTTAACGGAAAATGGAGATTCCAAGATCGAAGTTACTCCTACACCAGAGCCTCTAACGAACGAAGTGGGTACGGCCACCTTCGATGAGATTTATAGAGCCTATAAAGATAACGAGCTGGTGGCAGATGATATGTATAAGCATAATCGTTATCAAATCACGGCTAAGATCGATGGGATGACGAACGACGGCCTATTTAATCTTACTGGTGGAGCAACCCTGACTCTTGAAACTAAAGTTGATAACACTATTGTTGTTTTCTATGCTGAGTTCGAGAAAGATCAAGAAGATAATCTCAAAACCGTAAAAGTCGGAGACACGATTACCTTTATTGGGGAATGTCTTAGCGCGGGATCGTGGTCAGATTGTGAGATGATAGCCCAATGAAATATTTTTTCAAGTTTATTGGTTTTGTGATTGAAGTGATATTCATCCTTTTGGTGTTGGCGTTTATCATTCCCAAAATTTTATAATCGGCTTCTGCAAGGGCAGGAGTAACAGCCATGACGGGCTATCTGTGTAGAAATGCACGGGTAGCTCGTTTTTTTTGTTGGAAAGGAAATGCACATGAATTATGAAAAACTCTCCGGCTCTATCCGAGCTGTGATCGACCGCCGACCGGGAGATAACGGAGCGTACAGCGACCTCTTTTCTCTGTGCCGGGAGTGGGAAACC